TCTGACATAGTGTTGTCTCCCATGTATCTATTTTAAAATTGCTATAACCAATTATAGGTCTAGCTATATTTACATATATAGTATCTTATTGGCTAGATTATCACAACATATAGTGATTTGAAAAAAACTATAACTTTGTGTTGCACTGTATTCCAAATTGGATTATACTTATCTTATAAAATAAAAAGCCGAAAGGCAGGATTAATAAAATGAAGAACTATTTAACTAAAAAAGAATATACAGGACAAAACATAGACACGCTTAATAAAGCAGGATATGAAGAGACAGATATGTTTGTAACATTCAAACAAGCATTAAAGATTGAAGGTATCTCAGGAAAAGGTTTGAAAGGTATTAAAAAGGCAGCAACATTGTTTTTTATGAAAAAAGAACAAGATAAGAAAACTGGTAAAGAGAAAATAATAAGAAGATACTTCACAGTATTTGACATTAAAGATGTTTTTATTAGAAATGAAATAAACCAAAAGGCAGCAGCATAAGCTGCCTTTTTATTAGGAAATAAAATGAATTATAAAACTAAAGAAAAGATATATAAAAAGATTAGAGCAATAGCTCACCCTGATGTTCCATTTTGGGAACAACTAGAACAACATAGAATAGATACTATTGAAAGAGAAAAATCAGGCGATCTTCCTAAGCAAATAATGAATCTACCAATATGGAACTTAATACACACATATAGAGATTTAAGTATGTATGTTGAACATGGTATTAAGCCAACAAGAATGTGGAAGGTTTCACATCCTAAAAATTATTTTGGTATTACTGGAACAGGTCAAAAACTTTTACAGAATTTCTTAGAAATATATCACGCTGTAGCCCCAGTTTATTTATATGAATCTTATATAGAACAACACCCTGAAGAATGGCAGGAATTAAATAAATAATATTAAGGCTCTTAATTGAGCCTTTTTTATGATCTACAAAATTAAAATATATGTTTACTTTTATTCCGTTATGGGTGTATTATAAACATAATAAAATATGTGCCATAGAGCAGGAATAAAATGAAGAAGATAAAAGTAATAATGATTAATCCTTTTGATGAAAGCGTTAGCGAAGTTGAAATTGATAACGGCTTAGAATCTATATGCAAAACTATGCAATGCAGAGTAATTGATATTATATATTTAGGACAAAAGGTTGATTTAATTATGGATGACGAAGGTCGCCTTAAAGATAATAGATGGTTCATGCTGGGTGGAGAACCTTACGCAGGGATTTGCCTTTTAAGTAGCACTGATGAAGATGGCGATACCATCTCCACTGAAAGGACTTCTGATGAAATATTTGAACTTATAGAATTTATGGAAGAAGGTTATTCAGAAGAACCCTTTATGGAATTTAGACCAATAAATTAGATAAAAGAAATATACTTTTATTCCGTTATGGGTGTATAATGTATGTATATTAAATAAATGCTCATAGAGCAAGGTGAATAAAATGAGAAACGAGACAATAACAAAATTTGCAAAAGATCAGAAATGGAACGACGCAAGATATGTAGGTGGCTTAGACTATGGTGACAAAATATATTACAAAGGTGATATGTCAAACATATCAGGATGGGCAACAGTCACTGATGTAAAACCATGTGATTCTTACCACGAGAAAATTACAATTAAATTCCAAGACGGAAGGGTTCATATAATCAATCCTTATATTTTAGGATTTCAGAAAGATGCTGACCAGCCAATCTTTCAACAGGGTGGTTTGCACAGACACGTGATTGCATATAAAAAACAATGGGGTCTTATAAAATAAAAAGACGAAAGTTAGGATTAATAAAATGAAGAATAAATTTTATACAATTGGTGGAACGGTGACCACTAAAGAAGTAAAAGACATGATTAGATTGTGTATGAAGCACCTATCTAAAAAAGAATACGAATTACGAATAAATAAAAAAACCATTCAATACGCTTTAGATATATTGAAGGTTTGTCATGCTAAGGCAAACGGTGCTACACATGGAGGAAGAAATTCTATAAAAATAAATTTAGCTTATTGGCAATTTAAGAAAGGCATACAAACTTACGTAGAATATAAAGCCTTTAATAAAGATAAGCATATTGGAGAAATACAAACTTATAACTATCATCAATCTTTATTATTAGTTGTTGCACATGAAGTTGCTCATCATGTTCAAGAAAAACAATGTAGTTTAATTCCAAGATACAGAAACACATATCAAAAAGCACATGGTCTTTGTTTCCAAGATATATATAGAACCCTAAGAAAAGATTTGGTTAATCCTATGTGTACTGTAGATGGATTTTACTCTGATATTAATGTGCCACAGGAACAAGAGCCTGTTAAAAAGAAAAGGACTTCACCAAAACAAAGATTAATATCTTTATGTAATCAATATGAATGGCTTGAATATGAAGATGATGGTTGGGATTTCTTCAGGGTAGAAGTTTGGGACAATAGATCAGAGGATGATTCTTCCTTTGACCAAATGCTAGATCACAGCGATAGTTGGAAAGATGCAGAATCTTATGCTTTACAATTAATTAGAGAAGCAGAGGGAATTAAGCAATCTTAGGAGTTGACAGACCTTTGGAGAAAACTCCATTTATTCTATTATATCCTGTTCATCAACATAAATAATGACACACCTACAATTGACCACGTTTTTTGCACCACCTTTTGAATCACCTGCAAAGCTCATAGGCATTCCACCTACTATAAAGTCTTCATCCATATCTACTGTTTGACCATTAGCAGTTGAATGAGCTGGTCTTGTTCTCGCATCACCTGTTGCTACCCATTGTTTTAGCATCTTCATACCTAAGTCTTGTTGAACAGTTTGATGATATGAATGATTAGCAAACGAAGCTGCATTATGTGTTTCGGTTCTTGCAATAACTGCAGCACGACTTCTTCCTATTGCTTTAAATTTTTCAGATACAAGTTTAGCTATTTGTGGAAGCGTTAGATCGTCTAATCTTCCTTGTTCAATTAAGTTGCTTATTCTTAATGCCAACCTTGAGCTAATCCCAGTTAATATCAATTCTCGTGTTGCAAAGTATTGACTAACTATATTTTCAAAATCAATGCTTCTTCCAAATACAAATGTGTCATCTGCTTTCCTACTCTGTACTCTATCTTCATCAAAGTTATACATAGCTTTAAAGGTTCTTTTGTAATGAGCTAACATCAATGGCATAAATTCTTCATTTAATCTTTGCTCGGCTACTGATGGTTCGTACTGACCAAATTCTTTATATAGGTATAGATTAGTATTAACGAACTTGTTAAATAGGCTTGTGAGCTGTCTGAAGAATCTTTTTTCTAAGTTATTTCGTAACACTAATTGTTTTCTAGCTTCTGCTCTTGAATTAATCCTACCCTGTCTGAAATTATTAAAGCTATTCGCTAACGGTTTCATCTAAACCTTTCTTAATGTACTAAACCTATGTCCTACTGTTATATCAGTTGCTTCACCACCACGATATAGATTTATTAAAGCTGCAGGATTATCTTCTGTAGCGTTAATAGTTATATCTGTATCAGGAACTTTGATTGAGCCTGTTTTAATAATCTTTGTTATCTTACCTCTAGCAGAGCCACCACTTGACTGCCATCCAACCATATCACCGACCTTTAGACTACCTGCTTCTGCCTTACCATCTAATTCATTCTCTATTTGGTTTCTTACTTTTCTTGACCATCCAAATCCTGCATCACCACCCCATAAAGCCCATGCAATTCTTCCTGCACTTGGGTAGCCTTCTGAACCTTTCTTAAATCCCTTACCTTGCTTATCAACTTCATGCCTACTGAAATAACTGTACATTCTCTTTACAGTATCAGGCGATAGGTTTTCTTTATCTACTAATTGATTGGCTCTAGCAACACCGATTGAAGTGCCACCTCTTTTAAATTCTCTTCTCCAGTTCAAACCTCTTTGTGCTTCTGTTGCCATTGCATCAGTAGGAACTGTATCTATATCACTTACTGCTTTTTTGTTTACTTCATCATCAAGTAGGTTAGCAATCTCTTCATCCATTCCTTTATCTTCTTCTTCATAGTCTTCTAAATCCTCGTCATTGATTGGGTTTTCTACTTCAGGAACAGCTTCATCTGTTAATGGGAATAGGTTAGCTGATATATAAAGACCATCAGCACCATCTACAGGAGATAGACCTATTTGCTCTCTTGCTTCATTACGAGTCATGATGCCTTCACGAACTGCACTGGTAACATTCTCATAAGTCTTTCTTTTTCTTTCTGATAGGGCAGGGATTGAATCAATGTCAAACTCTAGCTTTAGTCTATCGTCATATAGAGGAACTAACCATTCGTTAAGGTCTGATTGAATCTTTCTTAGATGTGGAATGATAGTTTCTTCGTATAGAGCAAGTCTTGCTTCTGATACATTAGCATAGGTCTGAGCATCAGGAACGCCTACAAGCTGACTAGGAACGCCAAAACATAAAGCTATATCAGTAGCAGCCATGTTCTTTAATCTATGAAAGTCCATATCTTTAGGAGTAAGACCCATCTCTTTCCAGTCAAAGTCTCCTTCAAGAAGCATTGGTCTTCCTGCATTACCTGCTCCACTGAATCTATTGTTTAGATCGGTAAGTAATTGCTGTCTTTGTGATTCACTTAGGTTAGCAGCAAACCCTGCATCATCCTGTGGCTTGAATATAACTGCTCCACTTGGTCTTGCTCCATTTTGCAGTAGGTTTACATTATGTTTACTAGACATATTAAACTGATCTACTTCTACAGCAGCAGCACTCATAGGAGATAGTCCGTAATAGTCATCTAGTGGATTCCATAACTTAACGTGCTTAACTTCACTATATCCGTTTACTTGATCTACCTTGTAAGTCTTTTGGACTCTGCCATTGACTACATATTCGTATCTATCAGGTATTGGGTTACCACTACCTTTTATAACCATTCTGTCAGGTCTTAACTGGTGCAACTCTTGAGGAGTTCCCATATCTGAACCTACTTTAAGGATGTAAGCATTACCACCAAGAAGAACATAACCAAATAGGCTATTAAAAAACTCTGAGTATGATTGTAGTGGATTGGGTCTATTGAGTAGATCAATGAGTGGATGTTGTTCAACAATTTCATCTCCATTCTTTAGTAATAGAGGTACAGCACTTGCACCTTTTGATATCTCATTAACGCATCTATATACAATAGCGTTTTTTAGATAACCTTCTTTTGCTAATTGTTGATAGGTATATACTTTTGCTTCTTCAGTGCCAACACCAAAGTAACCCATCATGTTTGAAT